GTGAAGAAATCAGCTTCGTCTAGAATAACAATCTTTAATGATTGAAATCCGGTAGATCCAGCAAATCCTTTGATTTTAGTACGTACCATTTCGATGCCGTTAGTATCACTAGCATTGATGTAAATCACATCTGATGGAATATTCTTAGTTAGAATCTTAGCAAGAGTAGTCTTACCAGTACCAGCTCCGCCATGAAACAACAAATGAGGAATATCATTTCTTTTGATAAAGTCATTCAAAATATCTTTCAAATGACTGTCACAAATATAACCATCTACATTATTTGGACGATACTTTTCAGCCCAAAGAGTATGAGATGACGACTGTGTTTCTGTTTCTTCTGAAAAGAAGCTCATATAATATTAGTCAACGTTCTTGATTTCAACCAAGTAATAGCTACTGTTAAATAGATCGTTATTAAACTCAACGTGTGCAATACCAGCATCACTGATCTTTAGTACAGCATTTTCACAATCACTATTGCTAGTCAGAATCTCTTTTAGATACTTGGCACTGAAATGAATAGTCTTGCCAAGACTATCTTTACCTTCAGTTGGCTTAAAATCAATACTAATACGATTACTATTCACACTGCTAAAACCAATAACCAACTTAAGTTTATCCTTCTTATCTTTGGTAAAAGTCAAAGTATCTACATCACTCAAAGCATTCTTAGCTTTTACGAATGTAGTAACAAATTCTTTAGTAAGAGGAATCTCCAAATTAAATGGAGGCAACTTCTTAAGTTCTGGTACTTTAGGAATTACACTTAGATCAGCTGTAACATACTGTACATCAGTACTTTCCCCGGTTAGAGAAATTGATACGATCTTATCTTCACGCGTATTAAATGAGATATTTACTTCGTCATTCAAAACACTAAGAAGCTTCTTTAACTTAGCAGTATCATTGATGCCAATCTCAGCATCATTCAAACCAGCACTGTCTTTAATAACCACGAATGAAAGTACGTTCTTATCATCACTGATAGAAGCGGTTTTGATTTGTTTATTTGCACTGTCAACTACCCACTTTACACTTTCAATGGTTCCGTTGAGTGAATACTTGTCGATAAATGTATTAATTGTTTGTTTCTTCATACTCTACAATCTTATTCTAAGTTTAATGTTTTGTCAATTTTAAAATGTGAAATCGAAGAATTCTTCAGAAGCTTTACACAAGTCTTCTACGGAACTCAAGCATTTAATGCCGTTTACATACAAATCGTTCGGGGATACATAAAAGTAACCAATTTTATAATCAGCATATGCCACGGTTCTCATTTGATAGTATACTTTTACATTGCTACTATCATTGGTTCTAAACTCAATATAATAGATTTTAGGATCGCTTAACCTATACAACTGATTCCTTGGAACAAACAATTTATCACACAATATTTGATTTGGCGTAAATTCCACGTATGGTCCACGTTGACCAATAACTACACGTTCGTATTTACGTGCAATAACAGTATCATAACTTGTTTTTAACTCTAATGACGATCCCTCTTCGGATATTTTTAATAAATCTTTATACTTCTTCATAACAATTTAAAAACTAAAAAACTCTTCCAATTTAACATCCGTCTCATTTGGATAACTCCAATTCAACACATTATAAAAGTCTAACAACTTACCTCTGAGTTCTTGTTCATACATAGCGTTTCTATCTACATATTGTTCAATGAACTCCATAATACGATCAGGATCAGTACCATCAGCTTTCATAGCAATACCCTCAATACCATATTGGTTTTGTTTTAGATATACCCACTTGATCTTTTGACCGTGGAAAATCTCAGGTACATCTTTGTCTAACTTCCAAGTCTTCAACAAATCATTATAAGCCAAAGCAGCTTTAGCTTGTGCTGGAGTGCCATCCATAAACTGAAATGGATGTCTAGTCTTTGGATTGTAATCATTATCTCCATTTTGACTCTTAAATTTTACACTAGTATTCTTTGCAATCTCAATAACTGGATAAGTAGACATCTTATCCTTAAATTCAAGAATACTAGCATCGATTTGATCTTTTGGAAGTTTACGCAACATATCATCCAAGAACTTTTGCATAAACTTACGAAATCGAATTGGAAAGCTAGTACGAACTACGTCAATACCCTTTACTTCCATCTCATCACACTCAATACCAGCTTTATTAATGATAAACTGAGCATAACGTTTCTTAGCCAACCAAAAACTAGTCTTGGCAATAACTTCTTGTTTCGCATCAAAACGATGTTTCTCAATGTTGAAGTAACGTTTTGCCATTACATCATAAAACTTATTGACAAACGATTGTACATCGCCAGTTACTTTCAAAATAGCCTCAGTCATTGCCTTTTCATCATTTAGATCGATATCAGGCATATTCTTTTTAATGATAGGTAATGCACTAGCAAAACAACTATCTGTATCTGTATAGATAACCCAATCTCCTTCTTTCTCATTCAATGAACGTTTGAAACATTCATTAATAGCCTTACCAGTAGATTTGATAATATCTTGACCAGTTATGGTAACAGCGCTCGCATTATCCTTGTCATAAAATCTAAAGATCGGTAAACCCAATACACCATAGATTGAATTAAGTAATACTTTTTGTACTTTTTGACGACCATCATAAAATTCATATTTTTCCCATTCTTTTAAATCCGCATGCTTTTTAGCAAGTTTACGAAGATCTTTACGTTCATCGAACCACTTTACTAGAATTTCTGGAATAACCCCCGTCTTGTCTTTCTTACACATTACACCATTACTAGCCACACTCAAATTGCTTTGGGTAACCAATTGTTTAAATTCATCATTGGTATAAATTGTAGATCCAACGTGATACTTACCAATTTTGTCTTGAGCAAACAATCTAGCATTAAATGCGTACAATCGTTGTTCAAGATATTGAGCAAATGGAGTCTTCTTTTGAGCACCATCACTTAGATTCTCATAATCCTCACGAATTTCTTTGGTACGATCTTCTACATAAGAATTATCATATTCGATCTTATTAATTACTGCTACTTTAGTTTCAGGCGATAAGTTAAGACTGATGATGATATTCGGATACATTGATGTAAGGTCCAAGTCAAAGACCCAATCATAACGACCGGGAGTAGGAGCTTTAACATAAGCACCTTCAAAACCTTGTTCATTATCTTCCATTTGAGTTTCATATTCATCACGACCATCCAATGATTTATTTTTAGCGACTTGTCCTTTACGACGTAGATACATAAGAATAGCACCTTCAATGAAACGAGAACTCATTTCATACCATTCATATGGAACGTGACCTTTGTGACAAATAGCCCTTGCCAATTCAATAAACTGTAACTTTTTTTCTAGTGCTACAATGATTTGTACGTCGTTCAAGTTATATTCAATATACTTGTTGATATCAGCTTTGTACAAATCATCCAAACTACCTTTATAGGCAATCTTCTCCATACCCACGATCTTTTTACCAATAGCTCCAAGAGCATAACTAGCTTCTTGTTTGATATTAAGCTTCTTATAAAGAGTCATATAATCCAAATGAGTTACCCCAGCTACAATAACTTTCTTATTCCAGTCATTGATATAAGCAACTTGAATTGGACTCAACCGTTTTGCATTGTTTGGACCAACGATATTTTTCATACGACGAAACAGATAAGGCATGTCGAAGTTATCACTGTTCCAACCAGTACTAATAGTAGGTTGAATTTCTTCCCATTTGGTAAGAAAGTGCATCAATAGACTGTCTTCATCTGTAAAACTACGTACTTCTACATTTTCTTTAACGAAGTCCTGTAGCTTATGTTCTTTATCCAAAATGAAAGCTGTATATTTAGATGTACAACTATCATAAATAGCAATAGCTGTAATTTCTTTATCAGCTTCTTCTACGTTTGGAAAGCCACCTTCGGTACTAACTTCAATGTCAAGATACACAACACGGTGACCTTCGGATGGTTCGTCACTATCCTCGTAAGCATCAATCAAGATGCGAGTTTCTGCTGGAACATCACTTTCAAATAGACTTGGGTCTTTTGGATTAAATTTGTATACCTTTTCTAATTCGTCTCCATAAATACTACGATACATTCCACCTTCACGCTTTCGATAAGCATATGGACGATAAGGTACCGTTACATATCCTTTTTTATCATCCCACAAGTGAATAATGTTATCTTTCTTTGAAACAAATATATTTTGATACATATAACCACTATACCCTCAACTTAGGAAAAAGTCCAGCGAAATCATTTTGTTATATAATATTTATCAAGAATTACTCCGTCTAATTCCGATGAATCTAGATTTTGAAGAGCCGCTTGATAGTGAGTTAGAATTGGTTTTCCTTTAATGTTAAACGAGGTATTTATTAATATAGGCATACCACTTAGTTTTTCAAATTCTTTCAAAAGTTCATAAACATAAGGATTTTGATTATAATTTATAGTTTGCAACCTTGAAGTTCCATCAACATGCGTAATAGACGGCAATAAATTTCTAAAGTCATTTTTTACCTTGGGACTAAATGACATATATTTGTAATTTGCATTATTACTAGTTTCAAAGTATTTATTAGCATTTTCTTCACAACAAATAGGAGCAAATGGTCTAAACCATTCTCTGAATTTAACCTTCTTATTTATTGTGTCTTTCATATTATGGTGCCTTGGATCTGCTAAAATGGTTCTATTCCCCAATGCACGTGGACCAACTTCACTCTGACCCCGACACAAACCTATAATCTTTCCATTGTATATATCTTCTGCTACTTTTTTAATATCAGTAGATTTCCAAGATCTATACATTAGTATGTTTGGTAATATTTCTTCATCCAACACAGGACAACCAGAATACATAGTTTCATTTACAACCGAAGAATTTAACATCAAACACATTGCTCCATATGATAATCCACAATCACTTGGCGCCGGTGGAATAAAAAAGTTAGTTGTAGGATATAATTTTGAGAGTCTTTCATTGAGAAGCACATTTAAAGCGCCTCCTCCCGATAAACAAACATTTTTATGAATATCTTGATTAAAATATTGTTTAAAATAATCGATAAAAAAGTTTTCAAATGCTAATTGTGTATTATATGCTATATTAACACTGTCTATATTAGAATATTCCGTTGTTTTTTTGTTTATAATATTTCCGAGATGTTTATTTCTAAAATAAAAAGCAGAATTATGATCACCGTCAAAACCTATCTTAATAGAATTTTGAAATAGACTATAAATAGAATCATAAATATTTTTATCAAATGATCCATATGCACTTAATCCCATTAGTTTGCCGGAATTAGCCAACATATTAACTATAGAGTCGCCGCTTTTCTTTTCTATTTCAGAAATAAAATTTCCTACATATGCATAAAATTCTGTTAATCCTGTTAGAGTAAATGGATTTATTTTTTTCAAACCATTTTTATCTGCCTCAAATACACAGAGATTACCATCATTTCCATATCCATCAAACGAAACTATTAATGAAGAATCAAAATTGCTTGAATAAAAAGCACTAGCAGCATGACATTCGTGATGGTTATAATACACGAAATCGGATATTTGAAAAATTGATTTATATAAAGATTTTTCTTTATCTAATCCCTCATCAGTACCATAATATGGTCTTAATAAAGAAGCGACATCAAACTTTTCTTCAAATCCCAAATTAATAATAATATTCTTTATGTAATTTAAGATGTATACCTTTTGATCATCACTAAAAGAATCTATATAAAAGTATCTAATTCCGAATATTCTTTCCAATTCAAAGTGATAAAATTTGTTTAACTTTTCAGAATAAACGCAAATATTTGAATCGTGTCCGTTAAAATAAAACGAAATGTATTGCTTACTATTCATAGATTTCTATATAAACTTTTTTGTCAGCTGTAATGTGCGGATTCCAATGAGACAGATGATAAAACTGAGAATTAAGTATAATAAAATACATACTCATTATAGTCATTTTTTCGACTTTTTTGTCAACGTCATTGCATATTTTATACGTAACTTTACAAAAATCACTTATTCCGTTTGATTTTTCACTACCATATATACGCAATGAACTATCATCACTAAATGTAACTAGTGAAATTTTTGAATCATCTGAAATTTTATTTGATACACATTGTTTGTTTTCATAATTCACAACCCAAGATAACTTTTTATATAATTTATTTGAATTAATTACATTATACAAATGTGTTGATTTTTCCAAAAAGTCTTCGTTTATTTTCATTGTTTTAATTTATTAACAAGTCCAGTAAAAACCGAATGATGTTCTTCTTTTACATGTTGAGCGCATTGTAATATTCTATCCATCAATCTTTTATGTTTAATAGCAACAAATAAACACGGTTCAAGTTCTTCGCCTGATAATACAGGTGGAGTAATTTTATTAATACAAAACCACAACATGGCCAATTCGTCTTCTGTAAGAGACTGTAAATGATCTAATTTCATTGTAGTTTAATTCCAAAGATGTTTTGTCCGTAATTTACAAATAGTGTGTTATCCAACTTAGATTTTAATGTGGACAATTCTTTAGAGTGTACTTCTTTTTCTTCATCCTCTACTTCTTTAACACTAAAACTATTACCCAACTTAGTAACACTAGCTTCTCTAGCACTCATAACAATCTGTGGAGTAACTACCAAATAGTCGCCTGATTTTAATTCTTTCTTCTTCTTAGACTTATTATCCAATACGGTTACATTACCACTCACCACATATACGTGAGTAAACTTTTCATTAGATTTAACAAAGAATGTGGATTGACTAAATGTTACACTACATAACGTAGTGAGTAATGTATTTAGATTGGTACTTTCACTAACACAATATAGTTCTCCGTTGAGAGTAAAGTTAAACATTGCGTCCTTTACTTTAACCACTTCAGGTAATTTAAAATCATTTACATATTCAGTACTTGTTTGATTAAAGTATGTGGAAGTGTTTTCTTTCTGAAACACTGCAATACGATATGGTATTATATATGATACACTAGAGTTGGTTGTGTTTATATTAAGACTATTAGTAATAGTATATGTTTTACCAATAGTAGTAGGTAATACATTTAGTTTGTTGTTAATTACCTCAGTTAATTCTACGTCATTATTCTTATCATATAGATAAAGATCATTAGCGTGTAGATTAAGTGCGGTCAATAGAATAGTTAGAAATTTCTTCATATACAATATATAGTTTTTATAGATTGACTTTTATTAATTATACATTAGGATGATAGAATGTCAATTGAAGAAACTAAAGAAATAAAAAAGAAACGAGTCAGTTTTAGCCAATATTCTACATTTCTGAAATGTCCGCAAAAGTGGTATTTGGATTATGTCAAGAATCTTCGGGTTAAAGATGATAATATTAATACTACGTTTGGAACTGCCATTCATCATGCATTTCAAACATATCTTACCGCGTTATATAAGGAAGGCGTCGGTATTGCCGACTCATTAGATGTAAAGAAGCTATTCTTAGATAAGTTTAATGAGGAAATCAAAAAGGTAAAAGATGTAAAAGAAGAAGAATTTACCGACTTTATTTTCGACGGAAATGATATCGTTGATACATTTTGTAAATCTGCAAATAGGGTAAAATACTTTCCTACCAAAGACTATGAACTAATTGGCATTGAAATTCCACTTGAGATTCCAATCAAAAATAATGTGGAGTTTGTAGGCTTCATCGATATCGTCCTAAAAGAACGAAACAAAGAATATTATCGTATTATTGACTTCAAAACATCTAGCAGTGGTTGGAATAGTTATATGAAAGAAGATGTAAGTAAACTTGCACAGTTACATCTATACAAATCTGTATACAGCAAAAAGTTTAATGTACCACTCAATAACATCGAAGTAGAGTTCTTTATCGTAAAACGTAAACTTTATGAAAATGTAAGCTTCCCACAAAGCAGAATTCAGTTATTTAAACCGGCCGCTGGTCCTACTATTATTAAAGAATCAATCAAATCATTCGTTGAGTTCTTAGACTACGGATTTACTTCAGATGGAAATTATAACGAAACTAATCAATATATAAAAGTTCCTGGTAATGGTAAAAAGAATTGTAAATATTGTACCCATTACAAAAAAATATGTGATGGTAAAGCTACAAAATTATAATTAATACTTTACATATGTGTATATCTATATATGTACATATGTTATGGATCAATTTGTTACAACAGTAAAACTTAATCAAGAATTATATAATCAGTTTAAAGAACTGAATATACGAGGAAAAATATCTTTTCAAGACTTTGTAAATAAGTGTCTTGAAAAGTATTTGATAGACGCTAAATTTCAAACAGAAATTAGCGAAAGTATTTCTACAAAGTTAAGTTTTAATGCTCCATTTTCATTATCAAAGGAATCTAAATGAAAAAGAAAAAGATACTATTATTGAGTGATGATTTAAGAATGCATAGTGGTGTGGCTACAATGAGTCGAGAACTCGTATTAGGCACTCTTCATCACTATGACTGGGTACAAATTGCAGGAGCGATTAAACATCCAGAAGCCGGCAAAGTTGTAGACATGAAAGAAGCTTGTGATAAATTAAACGGTAGATCCGATAATTATCTTAGATTATATCCTGTTGATGGTTATGGCGATGAAGAAGTGTTGTATCAAATCATTGCTCTAGAAAAACCCGATGCAATTATGCACTTTACTGATCCACGGTTTTGGGGTTGGTTGTATAATATCGAACATCAGATCCGTAGCAAGATTCCTCTAACCTATCTAGACATTTGGGATGATTTACCATATCCAATGTGGAATAAACCATTCTACAAGAGTTGTGATGCGTTATTTGCTATTAGCAAACAAACAGATAACATTAATAAATGGGTACTAGGACCAGAAAATTGTACCAGTATCTATGGTGATTTTGATAAAGAAGGAAACGTTATAAAGGAGAACATTTAATATGCCAATAAAAGGAAAACATCTATTGCACTTGGTGCCACATGGTATCAATAGTGATGAATTTAAACCACTTCCAAAAAGAGATTCGTCAGTTGAAAAGTTAAAGAAGAGTTTATTAGGAGATGGAGAATACAATTTCATAGTAGCATTTAACAGTAGAAATGCTCATCGTAAACATCCAGCAAATCTGATTATGGCATTTAAATCATTTTGCGCTTCTATAAATCAAGAAGAAGCAAAGAAATGTGCTTTGATTATGCATACAGATAAGGTATGTGAGGCCGGTACAGATCTCGTAGCTACAGTTCAAGCTGTTTGTCCAGAGTATAAAGTGGTATTGGATGAATCTCGTAGAAGTCCAGAAGAAATGGTTGCATTTTATAATTTGGCGGATGTGGTTGCTAATGTTAGTTCCAATGAAGGATTTGGTTTAAGCATCGCTGAAAGTATTATGTGTGGTACTCCTGTCATCGCTACGGTCACAGGTGGTTTACAAGATCAACTAGGAATTGTTACAGATGATGGTAAGCCGGTAGAATTCAAGCTTGAATTTGGTACCAATAGTACAGGAAGATACACAAAACATGGCATTTGGGCTAAGCCTATTTGGACTAAAGTGCAAAATCTTCAAGGCAGTCCTCCCACTCCATATATCATGGACGATTTGACAAATTATACCGATATTGCTGATGCAATTGCATATTGGTATTTAGTTGGAAGTGATAAACGTGAACAATATGGATTAGAAGGTCGTAGATGGGCAATGAATGAAGGTGGAATTAATAGTAAAAACATGTGTGATCAGTTTATCAAAGCCATGGACTTTACATTGAATAACTTTAGGCCTGTTAAATCATTTGACATCTTTACTAATAATGGTTATGATATTAAATCATTACCTAACGATAAGTTGGGATTTGATTTACACGTTGTAAATTTAGAAACTATTAAGCAGACTATTTCATGAAGATTCAAGTATTAAAAAACGAAGATTATCAAGACGTAGAAAATCTACCTAAGAAAGGCACAGAACGTGCTACTGGTTATGATGTAATCGTTACAAGTGGACCAGAAATCATCGGGGAAACATACGATAACGGTACATATAAAAGAATCGATTATATTCAGTATAAAACAAATCTTAAACTAGCTGTACAACAAGAAAGACAGTATAGTGGATTTGGTCATACCGATATTGATTATGATATCCTAGCATTTCCTCGTAGTAGTGTTAGCAAGTACAATTTAGTATTAGCTAATTGTATTGGGTTGATTGATGCTGATTATCGTGGTGAAGTATTACTTCGTTTTAAATATCAATGGCAACCGGAAGACTATAAAATTAGAACCGATAATCTATTGGAAGGAACTGTAAATTTCAGTAAACTTTACAACAAAGGTGATAAAGTCTGTCAACTCAAAGTGACCAAAGTAGAAAATGTAGAATTCGTATTAGTAAATGAATTGGATTCTACAAATAGAGGCGAAGGTGGATTTGGTAGTACCGATGTTAAAAAAGGAGAAAAAGCTGAAGTAGCTCAAATTCAAATGAGTAAAATGGAATCACTCTATAATAGTTTAGGTGGAATTCCTACTCCAAATAAAAAGTATAGTCAGTTAGTTAGTGAAAGAGATACAAAACAATTTAATCAATAATATGAACAAACCATTATGTCTAATTTCAGGGCCAGTATTTAACCGAAGCGGATATGGCGACTGGGCCACAGCTGTTGCTAAAAGCATCATTCGTTATGATAAGTATGATGTTAAAATTGCACCCACTAGATGGGGAAATTGTCAAAGTAAACGTTTTCTAGAAGATCTTACTGATCCGGAAGATAAACTTTTAGCTAGTAAGTTTTTGCAAGGAAATCTAAATAAGCAACCTGAGTTATTTGTTCAGTTAACTATTCCGGAAGAATTTCAATCAATTGGTAAATACAATATTGGAATGACAGCTGGTATTGAAACTACTATTCCGCCAGGCAGTTGGATTGAAGGTGTTAATAGGATGAATCTTACTATCGGCTTGTCTAATCATGTTAAAAAGACATTTACCGAGACAAAGTTAGCAAAACAATTGGAAAACGGCCAACAAATTCCAATCCAAGTTGAAAAACCAATCGAAGTGTGTTTTTGGGGAGCAGATACTAATATCTTTAAAAAGACAGATGAAAAACTTGAAACTGTTGAAAATGCTCTGTCAAACATTAAAGAATCTTCCGCATTCCTATTTGTAGGTCAATGGACACATGGTGGCCTTTATAATGATCGTAAAGACATTGGAAATCTTATTAAGACATTCTGTTCAGCATTTAAGAATCAGTCTCTAAATGATCGTCCGTGTCTTATTGTAAAAACAAGCGGAGCTTCATATTCGACCGTAGATCGTTTTGAGATTCTATCTAAGATTAATAAAGTTCGTGATGAAATCGGTGAAAATGTACCTAATGTATATCTTTTACACGGGGAATTATCCGAACCAGAAATGAATGCGTTGTTAAATCATGAAAAGATTATAGCACACGTTTCATTTACTCACGGTGAAGGATATGGACATCCACTTCTTCTATCAACGTTAAGTGGAAAACCACTATTGGCGCCTAATTGGAGCGGTCATTTGGATTATTTGAATCCAAGCTTGTCAAATTTATTGCCTGGAAATCTGGTAGATGTAGATAAAAAATCGGTAAATCAGTGGATTATTAAAGAAAGTAAATGGTTCAAAGTATCATATTCATTGGCAGAAGATAAAATGAAACAAGTGTACTTCGCTCGAAAGAGTGATAAGTTTACTAAAAACTCAGAACTTCTACGAAAAGAAAATATGGAGAACTTCAGCATGTCTGCGATGGATACGAGATTGTGGTCTATCTTAGATAAATATGTTCCTCGGTTTGCTGTCGAAAATGCATTTGTATTGCCAAAATTAAAACCAATTAATAATACTTCAACTGAAATTACACTTCCAAAATTAAAGATAGCTTAATATGTTTTTATCTTATTTAGTAACATGTCACAATGAAACTGATAGTTTAGAAAAACTATTAAACAAGTTAATCTCTAACATAAAGAACAGCCATGAAATTGTTCTGCTTGACGATTATTCGGATAATCCAAAAACTTTGGAGATTATACAAAAATATAAAGAAAAGATAAATTTATATCAACATAAATTAGCTAAAAATTATGGAGCGCATAAAAACTATGGTATAGAATTATGTAAAGGTGAATGGATCTTTCAACTAGATGCTGATGAAGTTCCAACTGATGGATTATTGGAAAACATTGACTTGATTATTGAATCAAATAGTAATAATGAAGTATTATGGTTGCCACGATTAAATTATTTCATTGGAGTAACCGAACAAGACATCAATACGTGGGGATGGAAAATGTACGACGGTATGATTAATTTTCCAGACTACCAATCAAGAATATACAGAAACAATCCACACATTAGATACGAACGAAGACTCCACGAAAAAGTTGAAGGATTCAAAAGTTATGTCTTTATACCTCCACAAAAAGATTATGCTATTATTCATGAGAAAACAATAGAAAAACAAAGACAGACTAATGTAAATTACAATAAACTATTTACGGAAGATGAAAATAAAGGATACGCAGTTAAATGAAACATATAAATTATATTGATCTTGGTTTGTGGAAACGTGCCGATGAATTGGAATACATGGTTAAATATGTGTTACCTAATTTTAAAGATATTACATATACGGCATATGGAGTAGAAGCGTGCCCGGAATATGCGGAATTGATCAAAAATAAATATATAAATAATAAAAACGTTATTATTCATAATAAAGCTATATCCAACTTTGTTGGAAAAACTGATTTATTTTTTGCTACGAACAACGATGGTCTGGGCAATTCAATTTTTAAAACAAAAAATAACGTTGATATAAGGTCAAAAGTTGAAGTTGAAACAACTACATTTTCACATTGGTTAAACGAAAACAAAATAGATCTATATAATAGTATTAATATACTAAAAGTTAATATAGAGGGTGCAGAATTATTTCTCTGGGATGATATTAAAAAAAATAATTTAAGAGATTATTTTCATATATTGTGTGGACATCCGTCACACGATATATATAAAGTTTCCGAGTTGGCCAATCAAATAGATTATTATAAGTCGCTCTTAGTAGAATTAAATGTCGATTTACTGTTATTCTGTCACACAGATGGACGGTCTTCTATTAACAATATGACATCCGAATTATCAAACATTTTGAAACAGCAATGAACGAAATAGAACATATATTATCATTGGTACCTACAAAACTGGAATATAAATCCACAACTTCCAAACAGTTTAAATTGGATGTGTATGAATATTTTAATAAACCCGAGTTTAAAACATTGAATTGTCTGGAAATAGGTTGTGCAAAAGGTCATACCACTTTAATATTGAGTAAGTTGTTTAATAAAGTATACGGAGTCAATGAAGATTCGTGTGATATTGCGTCTGAATTTTGCAAATCTAATGGGAGTCTAAATGCGGAATTTTTTGTACAAGATGTATATAGATTTGGCTTTCCTAATGTCGAAGCGGATATAATAATGATCGATGCAATTCATACATACGAACATGTATACACCGATATTAAAAATTCATTAAAATTGAAATCTAAAAATAAGAAATATTTTATTTTTGATGACATGGGACTGTTCCCCGAGGTTAATAAAGTAGTAAAAGACATGTGTGATCAAAATGTTCTCCGGTTTATAAAAGATATTGGCGTTAGCCCTGACGGTCAGTTTCATAAGCCTTTGAATAGATACGAAGGGGCTATTTGCGTAGAAATTTAATAATATGAAATATATCACCAACATAGATACATTATCAGCTTTGTTTGATAGATTGATAACAGAAAACATCAAACTTTATTTCTTTAATAAGGATAATCTTGTAGAAAAAGTAAATCATCAAAATATCGTAATCGCTGAAATTAAAAATAGAATCAGAGAATTACTACGTGATACATATGATAAGAAACAATATGATTATCTTTCTGAAAAAAGAACATTTAATGAAAATGTAATTGTAGAATCCTTAGAAGAACTTATCATTAATGATATCAACATAGGCGAATCTGATAGAGAAAGATTAAAACAAGTTCAAAGCGACAATCCATCTATAGAAAAATTTTTAATCAATGAAAAAAGATTAAGAAAAGCTAATGAAGGTAGATCTCGTAATAAAAATGAAATAGACGAACAATATAAAAAAATATTATGAATGTGTTAATTACAGGAGTAGCTGGTTTGCTTGGGTCTAATTTAGCCGATTTTCTTATTAAAAAAGATATCAACGTTGTCGGTATTGACGATCTAAGCGGCGGATATATAGAAAACGTGAATGATAAAGTTAAGTTCAACAAATTAAATTTAATAACCGACGTAGATGAACTTAAAAATTTATTCTCTAATTATAAATTCGATTATGTTTATCATTTCGCCGCATATGCAGCGGAAGGTTTAAGTCCTTTTATTAGAAATTATAATTATAATAACAATCTAGTGTCCACTGCTAATATAGTCAACTGTTGCATAAATAACAATGTTAAAAGATTAGTGTTTACATCTACAATGGCAGTATATGGAGAAAATAAAACTCCATTTGACGAATCTTATATTCCTAATCCAGTTGATCCATATGGAGTTGCAAAATACGCATGTGAAATGGATATTAGAGTCGCTGGAGAACAACATGGTTTAGATTGGTGTATTATTAGACCACACAATGTATATGGGAAAAATCAAAACATCTGGGATAAATATAGAAATGTTCTTGGTATTTGGATGAATTTACATTTAAATAATAAACCGTTATCAATATATGGAGATGGAGAACAAACCAGAGCTTTTTCTTATATAAATGACAGTATAGAGCCACTGTGGAATGCGGCAATTTTTCCAGAAGCTTCAAAACAAATTATCAATCTAGGCGGAATTTACGAAACATCTATTAATTCAGCGTGTGATACTTTAATTAAAGTGATGGGAGGCGGAACTAAAATTTATCTTGAGAAGAGACATGAAGTTAAACACGCGTATTCAACTTATCAAAAATCTATTGATATTTTAAAATTCAAACATAAAACGAATTTAGAAGAAGGATTGATAGATATGTGGAGTTGGGCAATAAAACAACCGAAAAGATCTCAGTTTATTTGGGATAAGTATGAGGTTGAAAAAGGAATTTACAATTATTGGAAAACAAATTAAAAATGAATAAAAAAATTGTTATAGTACCTGTATTCTGTGAATCTCATTTAATTAAATTGCAAATAGATAATATATTCGAAACGATTGATCCGGATATATTGGTTTATAATGAAGGAATGTTTCCACATGGTCCAGAAGGATGCACTGACATGTCGGGATTCAATTCAAAGTATACTTTAAACGGAGAAGGAAAAAGAGGATTTGATTTTCCAGAGTTACAAGAAATAATATTTGAAGCTCAGAAAAAATATAAAGATAAGAGAATCATTTTAAACGAAATGATTTATGACCCAAGTGTAAAATCTGCAACGAAACACTATGCAGCAGCATGTACTAATTTTAAAGCTTTAAATATTAACATTGAAGAAGGCGATTATTTATTTCCATATGAAGGAGATGTTTTTCATTTAGAATCCACTAAAAATGACATTCAGAATTATATGGCACAGTTACAGCCAGATCAAGGATTTAAAAGTATATGGGTTGATTTTGTGCAAAATCAATATTATGCTGAATTATGTACATTAAAACCGTTCTTTAAAAATCAAGAAGGCAGAACCAGAAAGATCTGCGTTAGATATGGAACGATGGATTATTATAAATCAATTCTTCATAGTTTTGAATCACAAAAATACCCAAGTTTATTTCCAACCGATTTAATTACTTATCACTATTGTTGGTTTAGAAAAGACAAATATAAACAGCTAAGATACGATCAATTAAATAGACCTGATTATTATTGGAAATTTTTTGAGGCTGGTTTACAAGAGATTGATTCATTGAAATATGCAAAAATTTGTATGCGCCCCGATAAAGAAGGAACATATAGATACACACATGCTATAAATCTGCCACATCCTAATGCTATTAAAGAACATCAGAATTATATAAAACCTCATGTAGACATCGACAAAATCATTGAAAGGGGTTTAATTGCAAAAGACGATATATGAAAAAAATATTTGTTATAACCACACACTGTTCAAACGAATATTGTGAATATGGAAACTATTATTTATATAATTGCCTGGATAGTTTACGTGAAATAAAACCAGACAAGATCATAATAGTGGATAATCAGTCAACTATAAAACCTGATTTGAACAAGTTCAAATATTTGAATATAGACTATATTTACGTACAAAATCAGAAAGAAAGAGGATTAACAGGCGCCTGGAATATCGGAATACATGCAGCTGCACAATATGGCCCGGCATTAATATGTAATACAAATAATGACGTTGAATTTGATCTTAGTTATATGAATTTATATAATCATATAGTACAAGATAAAAATTCATCTACTACGATTTATGGTGCCAAAACAAACAATCCTGGTTGGCAAACAGCACAGTACGTTTTAGATCGGGGAGCATACATTTTATCGGGAAAAAAACCAAACGTATTAAATGGATTTTGTTTATTCTTTACAAATGACTTTTATCATAAATATCAAGAAAACGGATTGTTGTTTTACAATGAAAAAGAGTATCCGTGGGGAGGACAAGAAGAAATAATGTCACGTTGGGTAGAAACAAAAAATGTATGTATAAAAGTATTAAATAACTGTTTTGTGTATCACAAAAAAGAAGCTAGTTGGAGAAATGTATTAAAATGAAAACTCAATATAAATACGCAATTGGCATACATGTGATGTTCTATGAAATCGAAATGTTTAAAGATTACATCGATGCACTGATAAATCTTTTATCAACAATAGACAACAAAGAAAATATATATTTAGATTTTTCTTTTAATACATCTCAATTCTTTGAAAAAATTGATACAACAAAGACGACAAAGGATGATTTAGTCGATAGATTTGAAAACGAATTATCTAGAATAAATGAATTGCCTAACTTACATTATAAAATCATAGATAATGATTTTGAATTCTATACACAAACAAACTATCGTAGAGAATTCAATACAAAATATTGTGAGAAAGTTGATTATTTAATATGGGGAGAAACAGATAGTTTAATTCCAAAAGAAGCAATAATCGGATTAGAAACTCTGACTCCTGTTATAAGATCACAAGGAATATACAGATTTATAGCATGTTTTGCGGATCGAAAAATGTGGGATAATAGTTGGGACGTAACGGTTCATCCTAAATTCCTAAATCATGTATATGATGACAAAGATGTTGATAACATTAATCAAGCAAAGTCACTTATGACCATAGATCAAATGAATACTATCAATTCAGAGATCAAAGAACTTGACATACAAACGATAAATTATCCAAAAATAGATGGCTCTTGTTTGGTATTAAGTAGTGATTTAATTAAAAATGGCGTTAATATACCGCCTTGCTTTATTCATAATGACGATGAAAGTTTATCAATGATGGCACAAAAAATACTAGGGGACAAATACATACAAATTATATTCAAAAATATTTTAAAGGTACACGTTAGAAGACATCCAAATAAACGTATGTATATTGCGAATGAAAATAATCCAAGGGGATTTTGTGGAAAAGAAAAAGGAGATTGGTGGAATATATTCAAAGAGATGTCACAACACAATTTAAATAGTTTGTTCAAAAATACAGGAAACTTTTATACTTACGAAGATTTTAAAAAACGTTTATGAAAATTTGTTTTGTTAGTCAAAATAGTCACATTGGTAAACTACCTAGAGATTTTGTAAATTGTCGTACTGAATTTGCTTGGCAAATTGCAATTAATGCCAATCATTATCCAATAGACTACGTTTTAAGTAAATCGTCAATTGGTATACCACGACATGATTTGGTTATAGTAATATTGCCAAAAAAGTTAGAAAACTTTGATACTGTCCGATTGTTAGATGTGGTCAAATCTATTGGTAAAAAAGTAACAGTAATGCAAGAAGGTCCGGCTTGGTATTATCAAGATTATAATTATACAAATCAAGTTAATTATATCAATTTCCTAAGTTCCATGGATTTTCTGTTAACCCACAATAAAAGTGACATTCCATACTTTAAAGGTATATTTAAAAAACCTACATTTAATCTTCAATCGTTAATGATAGAAGATACAGTTAAAAATGTACTACATGAAAATAATGGCATGCCTATTATAGGTGGCAACTTTTGCAGTTGGTATGGCGGTGTAGACAGTTACTTTGTATCACAAAACTTTAATAAACCTATCTTTATTCCAAGTATGGGGCGCAAGATAGAAAATGAAGATCAATTTCCAAGTTTACATCACCTACCATATATGATGTGGAATGAGTGGATTAAAACACTCGCCAATTTTAATGTGGGTATACACTTAATGCGCACACATGCGGCAGGTACATTCGCTCTCAATTGTGCATATCTAGGTATACCGTGTATAGGATATAAAGGTTTAGATACACAAGAAACTCTACATCCCGATCTGAGTATTAATATAGGAGATATAGACACAGCAAACAAACTAGCAATAAAACTCCGAGATGACAAAGAGTTTTATAATTACTGTTCAGAAATCGCCAAAGATAATTATAAGTTATTATACACAGAAGAAATCTGGTTACAAAAGTGGAATATAATTTATGAACAAATTAAAGACTAAAGTAGGCATCGTTGGTTATGGTTATGTAGGCAAAGCATTTCATAATTTCTTTAAAAGTCATTATGAAGTATTGATATACGATCCGTCGTATATAATGTCATGTACAAAAGAAGAAATCAATAAATGTGATTTAGGCGTAATCTGTGTACCTACGCCTGAAAATGCAGACGGTAGTTGTAATACTAGTATTGTGGAAGAAACTGTTAGTTGGCTAACTGCTCCATTGATACTTCTTAAAAGTACGGTAGAAATTGGTACAACCGATAGGTTAATTAAAACATACAACAAAGAAATTGTATTTAGTCCAGAATTTGCCGGAGAGTCAAAGTATTGGACTCCTGATGGATTTACAACTGATGTTAAACAGACTCCATTCTTTATTTTTGGCGGTAAAAAAGAATTGTGTTATAAACTGATTGAAATTTATACTCCAATTACAGGTCCAAGTAAAACATATAGAGTAACCGAACCAATTACCGCTGAAGTTACAAAATATGTTACCAATACTCAGTTAGCTATGAAAGTAGCATATTGTAACGAAATATACGATCTGTGTGAAAATTTAGGTACCAGTTACTATGAAGTAAGAGATTTATGGTTATTGGATCCACGTACAACTAAATCTCATACAGCTGTATTTACGGGAGAACGTGGATTTGGCGGAAAATGTTTTCCAAAAGATACCAAAGCAATGGTTAAATTAGGTGAAAAGGTTGGTGTGGATCTTTCAATACTAAAGACAGTACTCGACAGCAATGAAAAAATGTTGAAGAAAAATGAATAAAAATTGCATAGTAATGGTTGCTATTCAGGACGAAGCTTCTAAATATGATCATCAAAAATACTTTGAGGTTTCAAAACAATGTTGGCAGTCTTATTGTAAAAAGCATAACATAGATTTTATAGTAGTTGATAAAAAATTACCGAACGTAAAATTTTGTGTTTGGCACAAAGAATTTGTTTTTGATTTTATAGGAGATAAATATGAAAAAATTGCATTAGTAGATTTTGATACAATGGTTAATTGGAACGCTCCTAATTTTTTCGAATTATATGATGACGAATTCTGCGGAGTTTTGGAAAATGAAAGTTTATTCTGGATTCAGAATAGTTTAAATGCGTTCAAAAACAGTTTTGATGAATTAAAGAATGTAGATATAACTTTATCGGAATATATAAACGGAGGCATTTTATTCTTTAACAAATCTCACAAAAATTTCTTCGAAAAATTAAAGGAATTTTATATAACAAATAAATCTACATTTGATAACTGGAACATTCCTAACACAGGAAAAGAACAAACTATATTGAATCTATATCTTAAAAAAGAAGGAATTAAAAAGAAATATTTGGATTTTAGGTTTAATACGATGCGATTGATTAAGAATGATTGGTTACATCATAACTGGCAGATAAATGAAGATAAAACTCCATTTTTTATTAAATACTCATATATTTGGCACTTCACGGGATGTTCTATAGAAGAACGTACAAATCTAATGACAAGTATATGGCAACAAACCAAACATCTATATGCATAATGTAGTATATATAATCAACATAGAAACAGATAGAAAACCGGGTAGAACAACTCCATATAAGTATGGAATCGAATCATGGAGAAGGTGGTGCCAAAAAAATAATGCTAAATTAGTTGTTCTTGATCAAGCCATTCTTCCATATGAAGATCTTAGACCAAATTGGCACAAAGTGTTTATATTCGATTTATTGGAACAGTCAAACATTGAAGTTAACAAAATAATTATAGTTGATGCTGATACAATTGTACATCCAGACTCTCCTAATTTTTTTGAAATGGACGATGGTAAATTCTGTGTAGTTCCTAATATAGGATCATACGATTGGATTTTTAGAAGCGTGGAGAACTATAAAAAACACATATTCAACGATTATAATTTTGATGTTACTAAATATTTTAACTCTGGATTTATGATTTTGAATAAAAATCACAAAGGGTTTTTCGAAAAAGTTAAACGATTCTACTTTTCAAATAAAGACAATCTGGTAAAGATGCAAGAAACATTTTTTACAGGTACAGATCAACCCGTATTAAATTTCATGTGTCAAATCGAAAATATAAACATGAAGTTTCTACCATATGAATTTAATATGCAAGACCTTCATAGAAGAGAAGGACTAACATCGGATATGCCCTATATTAACTTAGGTTATATTTATCATTTCAACGCAATTCCCAATAACAAAGATAACAACCAAACAATTTATTGGATGGAGAAAACGTTTAAATCTTTGTATGAGTAATTATCTTAAAAACATAGACGGTAACCCAGAATTTGGATGTGAATTAGCATGCACTCTTCCATATACATACTATTTACATAAACATGGAAAACTAGGATCTATCAATACCGTCGTTGGAATGAAACCGTTTTATTTTTTTACAGATAAAGTATATGAAGTATATAAAAATAGATCGGTTGATAATTTGAAATCTCTTAAAGATATACCCAATAAATGGATACATCATAATGCACTAGCCATTACTGGAAAAGATTATAATGAACTTAATCATGAAGAACAATTGAAAGTAAACGGAGTATTAGATTATAGAGAATGGATTGCTCCTCCTATTAAATCTTATTATTCTACTAATAACGATATAGATCTAAACAAAAAGTTTATTGTTATTTGTAATAGATTTAATATGGAACATGGAAGATTTCCATTTGGATACTTTGACATAAATTTATTACAAGATACATTTGACTATTTAAGATCTAAAGGATATGTTGTAATTTATAAACGACCAGACAACAAAGAGTTTCCATTAGATTTGAATGAACAAATGGGAATCGATAAAGATATAATAAATAAATATGGAATCAAAGCATTAGACTCAAATGGTAATGTAATCGACGATAAACAATTATGTAAATTATATGATGATGTATATCTATTTGAAGACATTCACGCTTTATATCCTCATCTTAGTTATAATGAATTTCAATTAAAATTATTTTCTAAATCAGATGGATTTATATCTATGGGCGGGGGCAATACGATTCTGAGTTGTTATTTTGAAGTACCTGTTATTTCTTACATAACCACTAGTAAAGAATTAAGAGATAATTACTTTAATGAAAATTCTTATTATAGAAAACTATCAAATTGTGACGTATATCCTATAAGAGATCCTGAAAAAGAAATTGAAAAAAGAGGTTTTAGAAATTATAATCAATTAGTTGACACAATACAAAAGGTATTCTAATGAAAGATAAAAAAATATTTATAACAGGAGGCGCCGGTTTTCTAGGAAAATATATAGTTAAACGTTATTACAATGACAATGAAATCACTATATTCAGTAGAGATGAGGCCAAACATTATTATCTCAAAAAACAGTTTCCAAAAATTAACTGCATCATAGGAGATGTGCGCAATTATGATTTGTTAAAAAGATCCAGTAAAAATCATAACATCGGAATATTTGCGGCTAGTTTAAAACAAATTGAAGCTGTCGATCAAAATGTTGAAGAAGGTCTAAACGTAATTGTACACGGCGCAATTAATAGTAGAAGAATATCCGAAGAGAACAATTTTGAAGCATCTTGTTTCGTTTCGTCAGACAAAAGTAGATCAGCAACTACATTGTATGGATCTATGAAATTTGTAGCTGGAGAAAGTTTCATAGTAAACGCGGATAAAAGTCACATTAGATTGAGTACAGCAATATATGGAAACGTTTTAAACTCAACTGGAAGTATTATTCCTTTGATATGGAATGCTATACATAACAATTATAGTTTGAAGTTGTATTCCAAAGAAATGACAAGATTCATGATTACAGTTGATCAAGCTATAGATCTAATAGAAGAAGGACTAAAAGTAAGTGGATATAATATAATTCCTAATGTAAACAGTTTTAAAATTGAAGATCTATTTGAACTTTATAAAGAACTATTTGGATTACAGTATACAATAGATGTTCCTAGAATATCTGAAAAGATACACGAAATTATGGTTTCCAATGAGGAACAATCTAGAATAAAGCAAGTAGATGATTACTACTATATGCATTATAAGAACACATTTAATGAAGTTTCATTTGTTAATAATGAATATTCTAGTAAAGACGTATGTGCTACCCGTGAAGAATTGAACACGATGTTACAAAAATTTAATTATTTCAAATCATGAAAATATTAGTACTAGGTCATAATGGAATGTTGGGTCATATGGTTGTAAAATATCTTAAGACTCAAAATGAAGATGTTGTTACTACCGATTTAAAGTGGGAAACAGAAGAATTTAAGCAGTTTATTACGGACTCAAAGTGTGAATATTTAATAAATTGCATCGGAAGTATTCCACAAAAAAAACCAACTTGGGATCAATATAAGTCTATCAATATATTACTTCCAAATTTCTTGGCAGATAATTTTAGTGGAAAAATAATTCACCCTACCACAGATTGTGAGTTTGATGGTAAAATATCAGAATATTCTTTCTATTCATCACAAGAACCCGCTACGGCATTAGACGATTATGGCATATCAAAAGCATACACATCTGTGTTTTTAAAAACAAAAAATAATGTAAAACAAATACGCACTTCTATCATAGGACCAGAATTATATAATAAAGTATCATTGATGGAGTGGTTCTTTAAACAAAATGAAAATGTAAATGGGTATGCAAATCATTTTTGGAATGGAATAACAACTTTAGAATGGACAAAACAAGCTCGTAAAATTATTAATAATTGGAATGAGTATAATCAAGTAACTCAACTAGGCACAGATAAAACAAACAAATATGAATTGCTGTGTTTAATAAATAAAATATTTGAAACTAAGAAAAATATAATATCTATTAATGTAGATACAGTAAATAAATGTCTGAAGACCGATTACGCTATACAATCCTTAGAAAATCAACTCATAGAATTAAAAAAGTTTTATTATGAAAATTAGTTTTATCCAACCAAGCAGAAACAACCTAAAATATCTTAAATGGAGTTACGATGCTATTCGTAAAAATTTAAGTCACAAAGAACATGAAATCTGTATTGCGGATGACTTTAGTAATGACGGTACATTGGAATGGTGTAAAGAAATATCACAAAAGGATCCGTACTTTAAATTCATCCGCAATGAAGGTCCGACCAGATTGGGACACACAATTCTATATGATCGTCTTATAAATGAAGTAGCTACTAACGATGTGGTAATGATCTATCACGCTGACATGTATGCTTGTCCTAACTTCGATAAATACGTAGAAAAGTATATTCAACCAGGTACTATTGTTAGTCTTACCCGCATCGAACCACCGTTGCACCCTCCAGGTCCAGAAAAGATTGTACAAGCCTTCGGTACCGAGCCAGAAGAGTTTAATGAAGCTGCTTTATTGAAATGGTTTAATGATACCCGTCTGACAAGAAAAGATAAAACTACAGAAGGAATCTTTGCGCCATGGGCACTTTATAAGAGCGATTTCCAATCCATAGGTGGTCACGACGACCTATATGCTCCTCAAAGTAAAGAAGATAGCGATATATTCAATCGTTTTCTATTGAAAGGTTACAAGTTTGTACAAACATGGGAAGGATGTGTATATCATATGACCTGTAGAGGCAGTAGATACAATCCAACACTAACAACAGTTGGTAAAGAAAGCGACGAATGGTTAACACAAAATAATCGTAGTGCTAGAAATTTTATTCGTAAATGGGGACATTTCGTTAAGCACAATGACACAATGAAACCAATTGTGCCAAGTAGATATGATGTTGGATTTGTTGTACGTAACTGTGATGAATATAAACTTGCTCTATTAGAACCATGGTGTGATACGATTTACACAGATGTTCCGTATGACAGATATATTCAAGCTGAACAAAAGAACACAAAATTTGATATAAAGAAGAAATTAAAAAGATACGAAGATCGAAAAACTAATGATATTGTCATTGAATTCGATGCTGGTAAATTAACCAATCAAAGCTTTGAGTTCTTCAACATGTTACAGTTAATGTTGGAAGATAGCGGCGTTGTAGGTGAATTAGAATATGACATTTTCAAAGTAAAAATAAATAATCTGAATAATTATAGCAAAGATTTAATTGATATTAATACCATTTGGTATAAAAATAAATTATCATAATATGACTGAATTTAATTGGAATTGGGACATTTACAATACTGATAAAAATATGTCAGGACATGGATACAATCTGGCATATGATCGATTTCTATTATTAAATCGTATGAATATACAAAAAGTAATGGAGATCGGTACCAGAAAAGGTAGTATAGATCTTTGGTTGGAATATTTTCCTAATTGCAAATTGTTTGGGATTGACATTATTGATCCAAATTATATTTCCGACAGATTTATTTATGAAAATATAAATCAAGGAAATATATCACATTGGGAATCTTTTATAAAAAAGCACGGATCTAATTTCGATGTAATAATTGATGACGGACCACATACAACTCCGGAACAACTAATATCATTTAATGTGATGTTTAGTGCATTAAAATCAGGAGGGATGTATATAGTCGAAGATTTACATTGTACAGAACCGTATGATAAAAATTATATGAAATTTAGAAATGGATGTGATTATTCGTTTTTAGATATATTAAAAGAATTTAAAGAAAATAAGTACGCAAAAAATAGTTATATCTCTAATTTAGAATCTTTAAAAACAATGATTTCGGAAATCGTCATACTCAAGTCTGAGAGAAATCGGTGGCCTTCATTTATGGGCGAACCATCTGAAATAGTATTTATAATAAAAAAATGAACTTGACCGATTTTAACATACCTCTTATTTTTTATACCACATTTATAATGGTAGTTTGGTTTGAAAGTGATATAGTTCAAACCATCTCAAAACTAATCAATATACGTGGTTTATTAAAAATACCAGAGTTTGAGAAGTACAAATTAGAAGTAGATATCATGTCTACTTATCCTAACTTTTTATATGAAAATTACCCGGGTTATTTAACTAAGTTACTTAGTTGTCCAATATGTTTGTGTTTTTGGACAACTTTAATTGGGGTAAATATACTAACATTTTTATTTGGATACCAACAATGGTTTTCTCTATTAATGTTGCCAATTAATTATATTTGTTCTCTTACTATTTATTTGGTAATAAGAAAATTGTTATGAATATAGGAAGTTATCAAGCGCTTATAAATTTATTAGGATCTGACAACATTGTTTCAATAGACAGATTAAAAGACTGTCTAACAGGATTAAATAAAATCTGCAATTGCCAGAAACAAAGAAAAAATCAGAAGCAAGAAGAGTGTAATACATTATACATCAATTTTGTGTCTTCTCATGCTTCTGATTTAGTTAGCTATTTTAGAACAAAAACTGCCGATGATGAAATCATATTCTCCTACGGTAGCAATCATGTAATAAAAACAATTAAATTACGTTAATAGATTTTAGTGACTCTATTACTTCCCCCCTAATATAAGGATGATCTTCTAATAAAGCACCATTTAATTTGTCGCTACAATCTTCCCATTCAAATGCATAATTAGCTTTTAATTTTACTTTGGGGTTATTTATCATCTCATGATCATTCGGAGCAGCATCATATATCTTAACAATTTTATTTTTACTAAATCTTTTTCCTTGTGGTACTGTTCCCTGTTTAAACTTGGTTATATGAATTAGTTTACCATTCATTTTATGTTGTAACCAAGTACATTCGTCGTCTGGATAAACATCATATCGAATATCAGTAATAAACACAACATCAGCTTTACTTTTAACCATACGCTGTGCAACTTTATTAGTCCAGTATGTACCTTCACTGGTTTTACGCATTACATCACCATAAGCTACTAATAATGGCCTAATAATATTCTTCTCCTCCGTTTTTTCTGTAAAAACATCTATACCCGTCTTGTCTTTAATAAGACTTTTTAAATCGTTTTTAAGTTCATAAGCAAGAGCAAACTTTTCAGATTTAAGTCCATGTTCTTTTAACACTTTTTGAGCAACTGATGTAAATAAATCTTTACCACTACGAGCATATCCTGATATTCCAATTATAGTCATATTATGAAAACATCTTTTCTATTTCTTTTTCCGCAAATCCAAATCCTTCAATTAGACTTACTAAGTCTTTGGTCCCTTGTTCATTTGCCATAAAAACATTATAATAATCAATTGCATCTTTTTGACCGATCTTAAATTTATCACAAATACATGTTAAAATTGTTTCATTGACATTACCAGTCGATTTTTTAATATATTTAGAAAATCTTCTTCCTTTTGGAACAATTTCAATCAACACTTTGTAGAACTGATCGTTGGGTATATTTTGAAAGTATTTGGATAAAAATGCCATTTCTTCAATTACATCAGAATCCATACTCAATACACGTAACAACATATATTTGTTAAATGTAGTCTTTTCCGAATCAGTAAGAGAACGATAATAATCGGCACTCTTCACTTCCCGAATATGATTGACATGATCAAACAATCCACGGGACTTATTCTTTTCTTCTGTTGTTTTCTTTTGATTCATTACTTATCATTCTACTACGTCTTTGTAAGATTTCAATTTCTTTTAATTGTCTAGCTCGGTCATTATTCAATAATTCGAAGGCTTCATAAGTAGCAATTTGAAAATCGTCGAATTTTTTGATTATTTTATAAGACACGAACAAACTTATAAAAGAAAAAGTGGCTGCTAGCAATCCTAGCAGCCACAACATTGTATGATTATGTGATAACGAATCCATATAAATATATATTTTTTATATGGACTCTATCATCAAAAAATCAAGCTTTGGAATTAAAGCCAGCATTCAAGACTTCACGAAGAGCCTTGATCTGACGGCCATCAAGATCAACACGGGTCTTACCACTACGGAGTGTCAAACGTGAAGCCTTCTTGGCCTTCGCTAGCGGAGTGGATAGATAAATCTCAACGCCAGTGGTATTATGGCCTACGAAGTTAGTCTTGTTACGAGCATTTGTACGTGTATACATATTATTTTATTACTTTCTTTTTTGTTTGTTTTTTGTTTCGTTAGCTTCATCACTAACTTAAATTTATCCTACCATCTAATCATTAATCCGTCAACAACTTTTTCATCAAATTTTGAATTCTTTTTCAAACCGTTCAATAGCATAATCTTTAGCTTTGAACTCAAACTCTACATCAACATCATTTTCAAACAATTCTTTGTGTAAAGTATAAACATAATCTGAATGTGCTCTATCTGTTGGCCCTGTTTTACCATTGCTATAGTGAAATAACGGTTTATATTTGCCCCAAGTTTCCATACACATTAAGATGGCTTTTTCAGGAGAAATATTTTCCGGATTATTCAATCTAAAATGATGTGAGTCATAAGTAATAGGGATTCCTGTTTTTTGATAGATCAGATCATAAAGCTTAATTAATCCCCAACTATTGGGTTTATCTTCTAATTCAAGTACCAAACGAGATTTTACATTGATTGGTAAATTATTGTAGACGTTGATAAAGCGCAAGGCGATATCATTTAGATTACCCTTATAACAGTTCATATGAATGTTGATCGGAGCTTCATATGTCTGAGGCAATCCCATAGCATCCATCATTTTACCATGAGCTTCCAGTTCAATGATTGATTTTTCAACTACAGATTTAGTTGCACTAGCCGGTACAACAAATTGATCAGGATGCGTACTACACCTAATTTTGTTTTTCTTGATAACAGTGTTACACAAATCAAATTCTTGTTTGATTGTTGTGTAATTGTAAGTGGTTTCAATAGACAAATTAGCTTCTGGAAGTGTTTCCAATGGCATCATACCGCTGCTAATTCGATAATTCCATTTGTTTAAAGCACAATACTCCAACGTTTTACGTGTAACAACCACGTTATTGAGAGTGCGATCAGCTACGATTCGTTCTGCATTTTTACGTTCCAACGCAAGAAAACGAGTCTTCGTCATTGTCGAAGCTCGAATTTCTTGTTCTTGAAGTTTGAGTGAAATACAACATAGAGATTTAGTCATTCTATGTTTATACCACACTTTTTATATTATGTCAAGTTTCTTCTTTTTTAATTCTATTGTAGAATCGTATATTACCCGGTTCAAAATATTCATTTCCTTTACTATCCCAGTAATCTTTAGCTATTTTATCTTTTCTGGTACCAATTACAAGTACATTATAATTTCCAGCAATATTCGTATTAATTGTTACTTGAGTCAACTCTTCATTAACTGTGCCATATCCAATTCCAAAACAGTTAGTTGGACTTACCCACACTTGATTGTTTTCATTTAAATGCTTATAATAATCTGGTAGATCAATTATAGATTGAAGATTTTCGGATGTGGTAGTTATATTATATCTATAAACGTTATCGCCCCTAGTTGGAGATTCTACGAAGCTGTGTCTTAACATCCATCCCATTTCTTTAGTTGGATCAGGATGTTCAATATCAAAACTACCTCCACCTTTACTTATAGTCCCGACAACCTGTAAGTTTCCTCTCACATAAGTGTTTCCACTCGCAGATACATAAAATGTAGGGGTCATGCCAGTATTAGCACTGCCCGAACCATAATTAACTAATATTGCGGTAGATCTATTTTCCACAGTTGCTTGAGGACTCCATGGACCTTCACCACTACCACTAAACATATTTATCTGCAATTTAGCTCTTAAATACTTGTTAAACGATCCGGTTGGTTCATTTGGCGGCTGTACACCTATACCAATAGCACCATCTCTAGCTGGCGTATTACCAGCCATATATGGCCAAAAATAAAAACCATTTCTTCTTTGTACCATACCATAAATAATGATATCATTAGCTGCCGCGCGAGCTATAACGCCTGAACTAGAAATTTCGTATGATCCAATTGGCATTGTAAATGTTAAACTACCACTTCTATTAGAATAAATAATCCATCCGTCACGATTTGGGAAAGCTTCAGAACTATTTAAATTAAACAGACTAATTGCGGCCTGATTATATTGAACGCCTCCACTAGTTGATCCACGACTTGCGACGTTTAAATAATTAAACGATAAAGATGATGAAATACTAAGAGATTTTACACCAGAAGTATTGTTATCGAATAATAATCCATCTGCACTTTTTAATCCAGTTGCATCAAAATAACCCAAACCATTTGTTGTATTTTGTGTAGTTTTTGCTAAAAATGAAGCGGTTGTCGATGTACCTTTAACACTTCCGGTAAACTGTGAAGCAAATACAGCTCCTTCTTTAGTTATATAAAAGATTGGATTTTTATACCGCTGTAGTTCAAAATATTTTGTTCCAGCCGCAGATGAATCGTTTCCGATTGGAATGTCCATTTTAATGGCCGGTTTATTATCAGCTTCCAATGATCCCGTTAATGTATCTATATAAGTAAATCCCATAATTAACTATATATATCAACCACGGGTATTAATTATAATAATTATCTACCAACTTCTTTAAAATATACACTCTTGGCCTCCTCATATGACATTCCAATCATATTGTTGTAAAAATGTATGTTAGTCTTTAAATTTGATTCACTCTTTAGCTTTTTATATCGTTCTATAGCCTTGGGTACCCACCACTCACAAACAGCTTGAGTGTCACGTTTAAACAAGTCCTTCATGACTAACTTATCGTCCGTAATCTTGTTTTGTAGATAATCTTTGGTATTTTCATAAAAACAGCTATAATATACCCCGCGTTCATATCCATGTTGATAATGACTCTGTTTGATATCACATTTACTAAAAATCATTCCTATTACCCTGCTCTTTGCTCCAGTAACAGGTCCAGACACACCTTCACGTTGGGTCATAGCTTTATCATATTTCTCCGCACAATTATCTTTTACCCATTCATGCCATACTTTGTAGATATCTTCATCTGGTTTAATAGAAATTTTACCAGCACTACTACCACATTTGTGCCACCATTTCAAACTATTATACATACTATAACTACCATACAACGATGTAGTAGTCATACCAACAAGAGTTTGATTATATAGCTTTTTCCAAAGATCACGTACAGTTGATGTTGTAATCATTGCAGCTACTAGTTTACCGCCTAGAAAGTTATAACCGATAGGTTGCGTACTCATAATACAACTTCCAATAGCACTATGAGCCAATTTCTTGTCGGAGATTTTATTATCAGTTGTCCAACCCAAATAAGAATCACGATCACTAATAGCAATTACATCGCTGGATACACTAATCGCACCAATATAACGAGGATTATCTTTGTTTCCATCTGTTACTAGAAATTTAATAAATCTACCGGGAGTTTGATCAAATGACATAGTATGGCCAAAAACACGAATCAATGTCCAATCTTCATTATCACGTTTTGAATCAACATGAACCAAAGTTGGCTTACATTGTTCTATTTCAGAAATTGTAAGCTTTTCATCATTGAAATCAGTAGGAGTCCAAATTTTAGCTTTTACTTCATTCAACTTATTTACAGATCCATCATAAGATTGTACTTCTTGCCATTTCTTATAAAACGTCTGTTCTTCCACAGACATAGATTTTAGAAAATTAAGATTATCAATTAATTTCTTTTTGTTTGTTTCAAAGTCAAAAGCCTCAATTCCAAAATATTCTTGTAATGCGTCCATATTTATAATTAGTATACCATGGCATTTAAAAAAATCAATCTAAAAGATAAAACATTTTATATATTTGAAATATCCTCTACTAAATTTTTAGTTTTAGATAGTGAGATGGATCAACCACTTTATTATGGCAGTTGGAATATGACCTCGGCATACATACGCACTATAAAAGAAAAAGCACCAAAAGCTATTATCAATTATTATACAAAAGAAAAAAGCGGATTGCTTAAATACAATCCGCTTTGGTCATATGTACCTAAACCTTAGGCTCCAACAACATTATTTGATACATTAATCTTTGTCTCTGTACTCTTTCGATCAAAGATATCAACAGTAGTTGGCATATTTGTGATTTTAATTATATTAACAGTTGAAGCATCCTTCAAGATAACTTGACGACTCTTTGCTTCCTCAATGTGTTCCTTAGTAGGAGTACCATACACAAATACCAACGTTGGACGACCTTTGCCATTATGTAGAACACCAATCTCAGTGATTTCTCCACTTTCCATTGCTTTCTTCATACGAACTCGTAGTGTAATTTCTACGAATTCTGGATTATTAGCATTCAACTCTTTAATAGTAAAGACGTTTGAAGGCCATGTTACTGTTAGGTTTGTCTTATTCTTACGATCTGTCTTTTTCATATTTTATCCTTTCTTGTTTATGTTGTTATAAATTTAACCGTTTATATATTATACCATCTTTATATTATATGTCAATAGCTTCCATCATCTTACCATTGACCGTTTTAACAATCTGATTTAGATTCTCCACATTAATAAAATGTGAGTCACTACCATACATTGTTTTAAAGTTCTGACGCAGTACTTCCATACCGAAGCTATCATAGTCAGATACGAAATAGGAAATAATATTATAACCAGATTCCTTAATCTTTCTTACTTGTGTACGTGTATGTTCACAAGCCGATTTGTCCCGATAAGAAAATGCAATACCAGATGAAGTGTTGTTGTAATAAAAACACGGTTCACCATCACTAATATTAACAAAATAACTATTTGTATTAGTATCAGCCTTAGGCAGAAACTTCATTAGTGCTTCAAAACACAATCCTTCTGGAGTGGTATTCACCGGAATTAAATAAGAAAACAAATTCTTAATCTTTGAGAACTTATCTACCTTAGAATTATAAGCAACCACAATGTATGGATTGTAGCTCATAGTAGTACGAAAACTAATAGTAAGATCAACATTATCAATCATAGATGTAGCCTTTGCTAGTGCTACACATAGCTTGATTGTACGATTCCACTTTGGTCCACGCATACTAGCACTAGCATCTACACTAATATGGAAGTTTACCTTCTTATATTTATTAGTAAATGTGTTGTAAAAGATATTGGTATCAGTCTCAAATCCCAATTCGTGCATCAAACGCTTATCGATCTTACCCAAATTACGACGGGTAAACTTATCAATATTAATTTCATTACGAATTTGAAGACGACGACCTAACTTTGTACCCAAAACAATACCAGCATCCACATTCTTTTGTAGTTCAGTACGGCTACTTTCATTGTTAGCACCAATGCTCATTGGAAATTCTTCAGATAGAATAAGTTCCTTGGTCATATTCTTAACCAAGATACATTCTACACTTCCAACAAATCCACTAGCCTTCATCATCTCTTGAGCTACAGGCACAAGATCGATCTGACTCTTTTCAAGAACATCCAACATCGTCTTTTCACGTTTTGAAACCTTCTTCTTTTTGATCTTACCAGCAAGAAAGTCTTTCTGTTTCTCAAAACTCTTAGCAATCTTGCTCTGTTTGGTCTTGCTGACATTTGCATCTGTACCAACATCACTTGTTACAGCCGCGTTATCACTTGTTACAGTAGACTCAGTACCACCAAGTACATCATCAGTTGATTTACCAGATTCGCCATCACCAGGCATTCCATTAGAATTGTCAGGTACACCACTATCATTTTGATCGAATCCAGGCCCAGTTTGCTTTTGATTGTGTTCATTGATATTTTTAAATACAATTTCCGCAATCTTATAAGCAACATTCAACCGATGCTTTGGAGTAGTCAAACGACTAATATTGGTAAGATCCAATTCTTTGGCAATGTCATACAAACCAGGCAACGCCTTAAGATTAGTATTAGGATTTGTAAGATTGATAATACGGTACATATAAGAATCAATGCTTAGTGTACGATACATATCGCTATCCAAAGCATCACTAATTACCTTGTTATTAAAGTATTCGTCGTACAAAGCATCGTAGTATCCACGATAGCCAGGAGCATTACGATGTACAGTATAATCGATAAAACGATCCTCTACATAGTTTAGAATAGTCTGACAAGTCTTACCCACTTCATCTTTTGAAATGCTTAGCTTTTCAGTATAGTTATAAATGTCACGGGGAACATTCATCCATACAGTCTTAAACAATTCAAAATCGGAATATTTGATGTGGCTGCCTTCGTGTAAGGCTAGTCCGACAGCCACATCAAAATTATCCTTCTTGGTAATATCGCTACTGATATAGACTAGCTTACCATCAGTACAATTTACAGCACTATCATTGAATACTACAGGAATATTCTGGTTCGTCAGAATACTAACATAGTTAGCAACAGCACGACGAGCTGAAGATAGACGAATCAACCTAGCAGTAGTATCACTGAGACGATCCTCAGCATCAACTGTAGCATCTGTACCTGATTCTTCTTCAATAGCCGCATCTAGCTCATCTTCCCAATCCCATTCATAATGGTTGTCTTTAAGCCAGAAATCACTGTAGTTACTCATAATAGTTTGTTTAGTTAGTTATTAGAAAGGAGGCTGATCACTCTTTAGTGGATCATTAAATAGCTTTTCCTTAGATTCAACCTTGATGTACTTCTGTACAAGCTGACGAATATAAGTACGTTCACTATCTACACCTCCATCATCACTGAAGTTAGGATAAATGGTTGACTCCGCAATTTCAAGCAAATTAAATCCGTCAACAATAAGTTCAGCAATTTCAACTGTACTACGTGTAGGAATAAAATTGGTTAGCTTACTATCATCTTGCTTAACTTGCTTGCGTGTATGTTCAGCAATTTCACAAATTGCCTTGAGCATATCAAGCTGATTTTCAGTTGAAATGTCGAAACGGTTCTTTAGTAGATTAAACTCACTATCCTTGTCAAGGGGAGTTACTTCAATCTTGACTGGAAAACGTGAAAGTAGAGCACGATCCATAACACGGGTAGCGGTATATTCGTTACCTACGTTAGCGGTAGCGATAAAGGTAACACCTTCAGCAACCTTAACGACTTCACAATCATCCTTTTCATCCAAACGAAGATACCGCTGGAGATCATCTAGAACAGTCATTAGAATATTAACACCATCATGATGACTGCGTGAAATTTCATCAAGAAGAATGATGGCATTAGGAGTGCGAATAGCCTTGATAAAACTAGACTCCTTGAATAGAGTACCAGTCTTCTTATCAAAGTGAGTATTACCAATCAAAGCACTACGAGCATCTTGTGTAGCACCCAGATTAAAATAGAAGAAGTTATCTTCACGACCAATAGCCTTAGCAACAGTTTGCGCTGCTAGAGTCTTACCACAACCAGTTGGACCAAGAAGCAGAATGTTCTTGCCACGAATAGCACTGCGCACCATATACTTCCACTTGAGATCATCCATAATCAAAGAAGATGGACGTAGATTTACACAAGTGTCAAGATAAGCCTTGATATTGAAGTCCTTGTCAGTAACCAGATTTAGTGAGTTTTTATTTTTCATATGTGTTTCTTACCGTAAAACCATCTTACCACGGATATATAAGAAGTCAACCGGAAAAATAAAAAAACCACCAGTTACGGTGGTTTGGGTTATTTTAAAATGATATTATCAATGATGATGGTAGTGATATACTGGACGGCCCCATGATCCATGTACAACTACTGCTGGTTGTACATAAACAACAGGAACAGGTTGATAATATACTACAGGAGCAGGTTGTACTACTACAGGTTGTGCATAAACCACTGGTTGTGGCTGTACATATACAACTTGTGTTGGGGGATTTACAATTCGATCAATAACGTGAATTACTGCGACTCCGGTTAATACTTTACCAACCGTAGCCCATTCTCTATCGCCAGCAAATGTTTGAGAGACTAACGTTGCACTCAATGCTGTGATAGTAATCAATTTTTTCATATGTATCCTTTTTTTAGATATACTTTTATAGTACATCAAAATCTAGAAATTGTCAATTACTTCTTTTTAGCTTTACCGCCCTTGGTATATTTAACAACTAATTTTTGTAGAGCTTTTGGTAAAGTAGGAGGAGTATATTTTGGATTAACACTCTTATATTCAGATGATTTAAGAAACTTTCCAACTACTTGCATAGGTTCAGTTGGATTATCAATTTCCTTGTTCATTGGTTCAGCTTTAACATTCTTTATCACTTTATAGTTGTCTTTAAAATCAACCATATGTTCCGTGTCTTCTTTTTTATCGGCTGAAGTACCGCCTTGTTTATCCTTACTGTTATCCACTGGTTTAGATAAAGCACTATCTACATAATTTAAGTCTTTTGATGCTAAATATTCTTTAACGAACTTCTTTACATCATCAAACTTCATGAAAAGCTTCTTGGTTCTATCACTATAGTCTTTGAATGCTTGAACGTCACAAATACCGTGTACAATTGGTCTAATACTAATATGATATGGTTCACATTCACATACATTGTAGTTACCAGCGTCGTCTAGTTCAATAGGCTTCTTGATTTCTTTAGATAATTCACCGATTAAATCGCTCCAAGAAGCTGAAGCATTAGTGTATTTTTGTTCTAGTGTTTCTTTTACAAGTTTATTGACTAATTGTTTGGAAGACTTCATATTAATATACATATAAATAGTGTTGGGTATCTAATTATTAATCTTTTTTATCGTCTAATACTTCAATGTGTCCTATATATCCATAATAAGGACAAATATAAATATAATAAAAACGAGTACTAATTAAAGTACCCGTTACATTTTTAATCGTTTATAATTGTAAACTATAGTTTAAAGTCATCAAAAGCACCTTCACTAATGGTATTATCGACTCCTTTAACATAACTACTCAATTCAGTTTCTTGAGGAGCTACTTGTAGTTTCTTACTATCATAGTAACTATCTAACCATCCAGCCAATGGATTAACCTTGGCAGTAGGATACAACTTCTTATATCCCATACTTGATAGTCTGTTATTGGCCAACCATTCAATATAGTGTTTCAAACTTTCTGCGGTCAAACCAACCAAACTACCCTTGCTAAACAAATAATCTGCCCAATCCTTTTCAGCATTAACCGCCATTTCATAAGCAGCATAGATCTTGTCTTCATTCTTCTTAACAACATCTTGGAATCCTTCATCTGGGTTATTAATCCAGTTCTTCATAATGTTCTGGGTAATAGCAACGTGAAGATTTTCATCTCTACTGATAAACTTAATAATCTTACTGTTACCCTCCATCTTTCCACGATATCCAAAGTAGAAACTACAAGCAAATGATACATAGAAAATTAACCCCTCAGTAATCTGAGTTGCCAATACCGCATCAAACAATTGTTGTTTAACATCATCTGATGGTGCTAGTAGTTCATCATACTTCTTACTGATTGCATTCGCCCTCTTAACAATTTCTTGATCTTCCAAAACACTATCAAAGAACTTGGTAGCATCTGGATAAACATTGTTAAGAATGTATGTATAACTGTTACTATGGATGGTTTCAAAGAAACTCCACGCATTCATACAAATTTCCAATTCACTGTTGGTGCAATGTTTCATCAGTTCGTGAATACTACGACTCAACATACTGTCAGTCATAGTTTGAAACTTCAAATTACTATCAAAAACAAATCGTTCTTCGGGAGAAAGATTCTTGTAATCACTGATATCTTTTACCAGTGACACTTCTTGTGGCCGCCAAAAGAAGTTTAGCTGTTGATCATACAGATCGTAAAACTTGGGATACTTGATTTGATCATATCGTTGTAGCGATAGATCTTCTCCCAAGAACATTGGATTTCGTAACTGATCTATGTTTTTCTTATTTAATACTGTCTTCATATGTCCTCCTATTATAGAGCACAAGCGCCGCTTTCACAACCGGATTCTTGTACTACTGGGTTTACTTCAACAGTTTTTGTTTCCATAGCTGTTTGCTTATCACCGTCATCTGTATTGGCATAATATAGATTCTTCAATCCATACTTGTATGCCAACAAAATATCTTTAATAACAACCTCTACGGGTACTTTATTCTTCTCATAACGTGAAGGAATATAGTAAGTGTTAGTGCTGATACTCATATCTGTGAATTTCTGAATAGCAGCGGCTACCTTTAAATATCCTTCATTACTTGGCATATCAAAAGCAAAGGTATAATTATCCTTGTACTTATCAATATTTGGAACTACCACAGGCAAAATGTTACTCTTGCTTCCTTTGAAACTAATAGCACTACGAGGTGGTTCAATACCATTGGTGCTACTTTGAATTACACTACTTGATTCTACAGGCATACAAGCAGTAAGTGTACTATGTCTCATACCATACTTCTTGATTTCTTCTCTTAGAGCTTCCCAATCCATATGTAGAGGTTCGGTGATAAATTCATCAACGTCCCTCTTATAAGTATCAATTGGAAGAATACCTTGACTAAATTTTGTACGATCAAACTTCTCGCAGCAACCCAACTCTTTTGCCATTTCAACACTAGCCTTGATTAGATAGTAACTGGTCTTTTCCATCCACTGAGCTACGAAGTTTGGAGCTTTAGTATCCCAATACTTCAATCCTTCTTTAGCCAATAGAGCAGCCAAATTACTCACACCTACACCTAGACTACGACGTTTGGTAGCAAAGTTTTTTGCACCTGGTACGAAATATTCTTGATGATCAATCAAAGCATCCAACATTCTAACAATGATATCACAAACGTTTTCCATTTCATTGTCATCTTTAATTTCTAACCAATTTAGTGCTGCCAAGACACAAACACCAATTTCTCCAGTTGGATCATTAACGTCATAAATAGGAATCAACGGATGATTGACTTCAAGACATAGATTGCTTGTATCTACTTGATCCAACCAACTACCGTGTTCATTTGCGTGATCAACGAACATTGTATAAATACGACCTGTCTCAAGACGTTCTTTAGCAAGTAGTCCCATCAATTCACGAGCAGGAACTTTCTTCTTGAACTTAATGTTCTTGTTAGCTTCAGCCTTTTCATACTTTTCCTTGAATCCTTCCAAACCAAAGGTATTCCAAAGACTTGGACATTCGTGATAGCTAAACAATGTTACATCTTGATTCTTCAAGAAACGTTCAAAGATTAGTTTATCTAACCCAACACAATAATCTAGTTTACGTACACGATTATCATCGGTACCTTGATTGTTCTTTAATACAAGAATATCTAGAATATCATAATGGAACCAAGCGAAGTTTACAGTTGCACTACCACCACGAATACCATTTTGATGGCAGCTCTTTACAGTAGATTCAAATGCTTTAGCAAATGGAATTGGACCAGTATGTACTACTTCACCATTGCGAATAGGAGCATTAGTAGCACGTAGTCTTGATAGATTCAATCCGATACCATAACGACTAGCTGTAGCAAATCCAACAGCACTATTGTTGCTGAAAATACTACGAAGATCATCATCTACAGTGAACAGAGAACAACTAGCATAACTCTTCATAGGAGTTCTTACACCCGCCATAATTGGCGTAGGTAGGTTAATCTTATGTTTACTAAAGTAGTTATATGCTTTCTTTACATACTCAATTCTATTTTCTTTATAGTCCTTAAAGAATGTCATTGCAATAAGCATATAAGCAAACTGTGGAGTTTCATAAATTACTTTGGTAACTCTGTTTTGTACCAAGTACTTATCACACAACTGTTTGATACCAGCATACGTGAAATTAAAATCACGGTCATGCTTTAGATATTCATCCAGCTTATCAAACTCTTGTTTACTATACCAATCAAGAATAGATGAGTCGTAGACCAATGCATCGATATTAGTTTTAACTAGATCATATAGTTTAGGAGGATTCTTGCCTCCCCAAACATTCTTACGTAGTTGATAATTCAACAAACGTGATGCTACAAATTGATAATTTGGTTTATCTTCTGTAATAAGATTTGCAGAAGCTTCAATTAACATTGCGTGAATGTCTTTGGATGTCATTCCATCAAAGAATGACAAATGTGCATTCATTGCTACTTCTTCAAAACCAACACCTTTTATGTCTTCCGTAGCCCATTGTAAAATCTTATTGATTTTGTCTGCGTTGAACTTTTCAGTGTTACCATTTCTTTTCTTTATAAAAATTTCTTTATTCATATGGGTAAAAAATAACTATCTTTAGGATAGTTCATTTTGTGTTTAGATTATAACTTTTTTAATAATTTATTTGTACGCTTTTTGTGTGTTACATACTATAAATTATTCTTCGTCATCGTTGTTATGAACGTTCCACTTGGATTTTAGAGCCTTTTTGACTTGATTTTCACCATCCATCATTTCATTCAAGATACTCATACCCTCACGGCTATTCTCCCCATAAATCTCAATATGACCACAACCAGCGTTCATCTTACTTGGGAATGTCAAACCATCTGGTCCGAAACGATTCTTAATTACGTGGAATCGTGCAGTGTTCGCTTGTTTATCGTTAACTTTACGACTTAGACTCATAACGAAGTCAGCAGTCATAATTTTACGATAACTATCAGCGATGTTGTTAGCCTGAATAATATCTTCATCCATAGCAGCACGATTACTCTGTGAAGCACTCCAAATAGGAACTTGTAATTCACCAGCTACACCACGAAGCTCTTCATAAATACCTCCAGCTTCACTATAACTGTTACTATTACGTTCACTCTGCGATGGACGTAGAATATCTGCATAGTCAACAATAATCATATCGACTTTGGTACCTAGTACTGCCAATCGTTCACAATGAGCCTTAAGGCTATAAGCACTTACAGTTTTAATTGGGAAGTACTTGATCTTCAACTTACCAGGCACATCAGCAATCTTCTGCTTTACGATGTCTACGTTGTTGCGAATGTTTTGGAAATCAATTCCAGTAAAACAAGCATCATATCGAAGACCCACATAGTTTTCATTCAATTCTAGAGTGAAGTGGACTACGTTCTTGCCTTGTTTCATAGCTTCAGCACCTAGCTTAGATAGTACCCAGCTCTTACCACTACCAGCACAAGCTGTAATAATACCCAATTCGCCAGCTGCCAATCCGCCATCCATAATGGTATCAACTTCTGCCCAATTGGTCTTGACACAATTACGACTCATTACACTCATACGTTTTTCAACGTCTTCGGTATAATCGTGGCCGATATTACGTTCCATACCAGCTTTCATTGCGTGATCAACTACATTCTTGATCTTTTCGTATTGACCAAGTGCCAATAGGTCTGCACTTTCAATAATAGCATTCTTTAGTTTCTGATTTTTGCAGAATTCCAAGAACTGTTCTTTAACAAATTTCAAATCATTGTCGCTTACCTTTTGGTAAACTAACTTTAGATTGTCTACAATACTTCGTTTGAGAAGTTCATCATTTACTTCATCAACTTTAATTTTAAATACGGTTAAGGTTGGTAGATCTTTATATTCGTTAAAGTATTTAATACTTTCTTTTACAACCCACTTGTTTGCATCACTTTCAAAGAAGTCTACTTCGATAATATCGTTAATACGTTCAATAAATGAACGATCAGATATTAAGCACGAAATACACTTGATTTGAAAGTCACGGCCGTATTTTGTTAATGAATCAATTGCTTTTTTGTTTTCCATAAGATAACTCTACTATACCACTGAATTCAGTAGTCTTCAACTTTTATTAACCGACATTTTTTATTCTACGAAACTATTTAATTTACCGAAACATTCATTGAGCCAAATGTGATAATTGGGGATATTATTCCACATTTTGTCTTCTGTAATTAGTTTAGAGAAACTAATTTTATCAATCTTCTTGACAGGAGTATTGATAATCTCTTCTACACGAAGTTGTGTAAAAGATTGAATTTGTGTATTATGTAACTGCATCAATTCATAATTACGTGCGAGTAATAACTTATTGTTTAATACAGTCTCATAAATCTTGTATTTGTTTTTATTATTTTCTGAATAGTTGTATATCTGCTGTAAACACGATTGATCTTCGTTAGCAAGAAAAGGAAATGCTTTAACAACTCTTTTCAATCCAACTCCATCCAATCCAGGAATATTATCGCTGACATCACCTTCCATTACTCTGTATAAAATGAAGTTGTTACAAGTGATACCATATTCATCCAATATTTCTTTGCATCCAAAAACTTTCTTCTTGGTAGGACTCCAGATTTTAATCTTGTCACTTGCCAACTGTAGGAAATCTTTATCTGTAGACATAATGGTTACATTGCTGTCTTTAAAAGTATCTTTAGCCAGATAAGCAATTGTATCGTCTGCTTCTATTTGATCAATTGCCATAACTGTTACAGGCAATGTATCCAAATAATTTACAGTACGAATCAATTCTTTCTTAAAATTAACCGATTCAATTTGTGAAGAAGATAATTCTTCATAATTACGATTAAGTTTAATATCTGTCTTTCTGCCATTTTTGTAATCTGGATAAATCTTTCTACGTTTCTGACTACCACCTTTACCATCAAATACAATAATAACTCGGGTAGGAGAAAGCAATTTAATTGCATATCCAATACTCTTCAGAAATCCAGCAATACCGCCGGTATGTAGTCCATCTTCGTTGAGTGAAGGAATAGCCATAAAACTTCTAATGTAAGTATTAAGGCCATCAACAAGGAGGATGTCAGAATTGGTAGACTTTTTAAGTCCTTCATTTCCAACACCCTCCTTGATGTTTTCAAACAAGGAGAACAGTTTTTTCTTTTCAGATGAACTGAATCCACTCATGTTGTTATTCGTTGCCAGCAGTTTCTTCTTCTGTATCTACTACAGCATCCTCAACGATTTGACTATTAGGATCTTTGTACTTCATAATTACAGCATCACAAATCTTCAAGTAAATTTCTTCACCCAAAGCTTTGTCAGTCTGCATTGTGGTTACAAAGTCTTTGGATTGAAACTTCCATTCTGATCCATCGTCCTTCTTGTATGTGTAATAAGCACCACCTTGTTTAATTAGACCTTGTTCTTTTAGAACTTTAACCCAACTACCATAATCAGCAATACCGCTATCAAAATAGATATCGAAATTTGCTTGACGTTGTGGCGGACCCATACGATTCTTCACAACAACAGCCTTACACTCATTACCGATGATTTCCTCACCCCTCTTGAGTTTGCCAGTGTTGTTAAGACGAACACGTACACTACAATGATAAGCAAGTGCTTTACCACCACTTACTACATACTTGTCACCAAATGCCATAGCATTTAGATTCTGACGCAATTGATTAGTGAATACAGTAAGAACCTTCTGACGACCAATCATAGTAGTAATCTTACGCATTGCTTTACTGATAATAATTGATTTACCAGTAGCATAACCATCCTTACCATGATCACTCTCAAGTTCTGCCTTTGTTGATGCTGCTGCTACAGAATCAACAATGATTGTTAGAATACGATCTTTGTTGCTCTTACGAACAATTGCGATCATCTTCTCCATCTGAGCAAAAATATCTTCAACGGTTTCACATTGAACATATAGTAACTTAGATAGATCTACTCCTAAACTCTTCCAGAATTCAGGTGCAGCTGCGTTTTCAGTATCAATTACTACCGCAACTCCACCTTTTCTTTGAGTGTCAGCAACAACGTGTGCAGAAACTAGACTTTTACCAGTTCCTTCCAATCCGTTGAATTCAATCATCTTACCAACAGGCAAACCTCCATGAGGACGGTTACTAATTGCTAGATCCAGAATAGAAGAACCTGTACTAATCCAATCGCTGATTTCGGCAGGATTTTCTTGCTCATCTAAGAAATAAGCAATCTTACCGCCATCTTTGTTTGCTTTGTTTAGTTCATTTGCCAACAACTCAACTAATTCGTCTCGTTGTCCAGACTCTTTTGTAACATTCTTTTTTGCCATAACGTATATAACTAGAAAGCCGGTAGGGTATAAAAACTCTACCGGCTTATTTTTATTTTTTAAGAGTTAAACAAATCATCAAATGCTTGTTCTACACTATCCTTACCTTTTGCTTTAGCAGCAGTTGGTGAAGACGGAGCTGGAACAGCCTTTGCTGGAACAGCAAATGGAGCGTCATCATCTCCGTCAGATGGTGCAGCTGCGGTTGGTACAGTTGCATCAGCTGATTCAGTATCTGGATTCAACCACTTATCCATAACTTCCTTAAGTTCTTCGTAAGAAAGTTCTGGGAATAGATCCAGAATATTTACTTGCGTCTTTAGTGCCTCAAGCAACTGTGAGTTCTTGGGATCAACAGCAACACTAACATTTGGTTTAACACGAATGCTGGTTTCTGGGAAACTAGCTCCGCCTTCAGCGGTCTTGAACTCCACAACGATATCACGACCATTGGTTAGATCGGTAATATCACCGAAGTCAGGATCACTGATGATGCTTAGAAGTTCTTGATAAACTTGCTTGCCAAATCCCCAGAACTTAACTCCTTCATGTTCTTCGCCACGTACAATTACAGGAGCAAATGTACGCATCTTTGGTTCCATCTTACGACCCATCTGCCAATCTTCCTTAGAACCAGTCTTCTTCAAACGGTTACTAAACTCAACGATTGGATCTGGACGACCAAAACTATCAGGAGACAGATAGGTCTTATTGTTGATGTTATAATGGAACTTTAGTTCGATGAACGGGTTATCTGGTTCGTACTTATAAGGAACGATACGAACTACTTGTTTACCGGGCTTTGGTTTCCAAATCAAGTTAGATTTTTGATTTGTGTTTGAAAGGGAGTTCAAACGACTCTTTAGCTTACTAATGTCTAATGCCATAATTTATTTAATTGTTTAATTGTTAATTAGTTAATTATTTTAACCGAATCACTCGACTCGGTTTATAACCAACCTAAAATCAGTGTACACTCGGTACAAACTGAAATCAAGTCAAAAATATATATCAAACTTCGGAGATAGAAAACAGTTTTAATGGAACTATTTTTACACCAATTTCATTGGTCAAAATAATACTGTTTTTATATAAATCCCAATTTAATTGAAAACTTTTATCAAATGTGCCGTCATTTTCATCAGCAATTAACTTATTCATTGCGTTTAATGTATACAATGTATTTGTTTGCTTTTTACGATGTATGCTTATTGTTCCTTTATATCGATTAACTTGTTCACGTTTTTCTACATTGAACGTTAGATATAATTCCCGAAGATTATTTTCGTTAGCAAATATAAAGATCTTATTATCAATCAATTTATATTGTTGTGGTATTTCATTCAATACGTCTGTATATTGACTACTATTGGAGAATGTACAAAGCAGTTGTTTTTGTATCATGGTATTTCAAATTCAAATTTACCGTCAATTTCAGGTTCCATATCAAAATAATTTGCAAAATGTTCAAATCCCTTGTCTAAAATTTGTTTAACGGTAATTGATATTTTTATAACCATTCGTTTGAAAAATTCTTTTATTTTGTTATAGAATACATTTAATGCACTCTTAGCGGACGCAGATAGATTTTTTACAAACTCTAAACTGTTTTGTACTACGTTTTTAAATTCGGCGCCTAAATTATTAATAAATGACATCAAACTTTCTTCTATTATTTGATTTTCCAATAGAAGATAATCAGTTTCGTCATATTGTTCTTTTAGGATGCCAATTCTAAGTGATCCGCCACGTTCATTTCCTCTGTCACGTACACCGAATTTAATTTTATTATAGTTATCGTCGATGAATTCATCTACTGTGTAAACCAAACAATCTCCTTGACAATCCCAAGTCATAATATGATCCGCTACACATTTTTCGCCAGCAGCAAATCTTTTTTCGCCGGTAGAAAATTCTCTCAACAATGCTTTTTTGTATTTATCTTCGGTAAAAATCTTATTTAATTCACCCAACATCTGTTGCATTTCTTTTTCTTCTATGTTGATGTCATTAACTGCATCTGGACTTTTAATCAACGATATTAAGTTATTTACAGCTTCTTTGGTTTTCTTTTGATCACTAGTGGTTGATAGTGTAGTCAAATTTTTATTAATAACAGCTGCATGTTCATAGTAAAATGACTTTTCCATTAAATGAGCAAGTGTCTCTGTAATATTTGCAACCATCTTGTTTTTAATATCTGGAAAGTCTTTCAATACTGCGGAAATTACGGTTGTTAATTCTTTATGTTGTGAAGATGCTATTTGTGCTCCACCAGCTTTCTTTGCACTACATTTTATGTTACCATTAATAATTAAATCTGTTTTAGATATCTTTGATATACCCGCAAACTCTTCAGACAATTTACATCCAGATGATCCCAATATTTCTACAGCTTTAACCGGAGCACTAATTTCTTTGTATTTACCACTTTTTAATTTATCAGCTATCTTTTTAGCAACTGTATTTTTTGATCCTTGTGGAGTAT